TCATAACTAATTATAAATATAATGAAAAGTTTTGAAATTAAATTAAAAAATAGATTAAGTAATAAAAATAGTGATTACTATAAAAGTAATAATGGAATTTTAACTAAAATAATTACTTGTAAAAATATAAATCAAATAAAAGAAATTTATAAAAAAGATTTAGTAGAATATAAAGAATTATAATTAGAAATCGTTAACATATAATAACAATACAGATGCTGATAACCCATAGTAACATAAAAACACTAAAACCGATATCAATCATGGATTATTATCCTAGTGAGGAATTTAGTAAGTCTAATGTGAATGGGCAGCATCTTTTTAAAAACAAATAAATGGAATGCTTATTAATATTTTTTACGATATTTGGAATTATTGCTTTTATTATCGCAGTTTATCATTTTGCGATAGACCAATATGAAATATACCAAATCAATAAAGAAAACAAAAACTAAAAAAATGAATAAAAAAGAAATGATTAAATGGGCTTTTATTATCTACTTTGTAGTATTTAGTTTTTTAGGAATTATAGGAACACTAACTTATTACCTACCATAATGAGTATATTAAAAGAAAAAGTTGATCTATTAACAAAAGATAATATAGACATTAATTCTAGACTATCAAAAACATTAAAAGATTTAAACCAAATACATTCTAATATTAAAACAATAAGATTGGAATATGATATACTTAAAAATTATATATCAGAAAAATCAGATGAAGGATGCTTAAAAGCAAGGGAAATATTAAATAAATCAAAATGGTGAAAACAATATACAAAGCAACACAACAAGACATTAATATGCCTGTAGATAAAAAACTACAGAGGATAATACTTAAAAACTTCTTTTGGGGTTTAGGTATCTGGACTGTAATAATGATTTTTACAATTAATTTTTTATTTTATGTCATTAGAGGAAGCTAGAAACAAATTACTATTAATCAATCGTGAGCTGTTTCATCATGGAGGTTTAACACAAGGATCATCAATAAGAATAACTAAAAAACTTTTAAAGGTAGTTGAAGAAATCGAAAGCGAAATCGCTAAAGCTGAAAACGAAAGAGCAATACGAGAAGGAGATGAAGATCTTCAAATGGTGTATTAAAAACGATATAAGAGTTTATCGAGAACCAACAAGACCAGGTAAGAAACCACCAGTAATACTTGTTCTAGATTATAAAGGACAAATTAAAAAAGGATCAGAGGTGTTCTCACAAGGAACTCAACAGTTAGAACAAAAGATAGCAGAGGTATATGAGTGGGCATATGATAGAGCTCTTAATGCACTACAAAGACAGCAACAGATAAAGAGAGACAATAGTACATAATTAAACTTTTCATGTTAGTTAGTTTTGGGGAATCAGAGATGGTTCCCTTTTTTTATACAAAAAACCCAAATAACTATTGTAATAATATGAAAGTTAAGATACAAGTACCAGAATCTTTAAGAGAGATTAGTTTAGAACAATACCAGAAGTACAACAAGATAAACACAGATGCTAATCAGAACTCCAATTTCTTGTTACATAAGACAGTAGAAATATTTTGTAATCTAAATTTACAGAATGTAATTAAAGTAGAGTTTAATAGTGTAATGGAAGTTGTAAGAATTATAAATGATATGTTTAATAAAGATGCTAAACTTGTACCTACTTTTACAATGGAAGGTGTTGCTTATGGCTTTGTTCCAGATTTAGATAAAATAACATTAGGTGAATATATAGACCTTGATACTACACTAGGAGATTGGAGCAACATGCACAAAGCTATGGCAGTATTATACAGACCAATAAAAGACACATTAAAAAATAAATACCTGGTAGAAGACTATAAAGGATCAGAAGAATCTGAAAAATATAAACAGATGCCACTTGATATAGTTATGGGTTCTATACTTTTTTTTTACAATTTAAAGAACGAATTACTGAAAACTATCCTGAACTCTTTGAATCAAGAGGTGATCCAGGGGATGACTATTCAACAGAGGGAGGATTTACTAGGAAGTGGGGATGGTATAACTCGCTATATAGACTGGCTGGATCAGATGCAACCAAAATTGAATCTGTCAGTGAATTAAATGTACATTCAGCTTTATTTTATTTAGCATATGAGCAAGACAAATTACAAACAGAAAGAAATTTAATCAAACAGAAAACAAGATGACAGGATTTTACGATTTAACAAACAAAATAAAAGAAACACTAGAAGCAGAACCATTTGTAAACAATGTATCATATGGAAGCTTTGATAATGTAGATTTAAACAAGCAGACTATATTTCCTTTATCTCACGTAATGGTTAATCAATGTACAATAAACACTAAAGTACTTACATTTAATATTTCTGTTATGTGTATGGATATAGTAGATGTAAGCAAAGAAGAAACAACAGATTTATTTTTAGGTAATGACAATGAGCAAGATGTATTAAACACACAACTAGGAGTGTTAGACAGATTAATGGCATTACTACAAAGAGGAGATTTATATACAGAAAAATATCAAGTAGATGCAGATGTAGCATGTGAACCATTTGTAGATAGATTTGAAAACAAGTTAGCAGGATGGGTAGCAACATTTGATGTACAGATACAAAACGACATGACTATATGTTAGAAAAAGAGAACACAAGAAAAGCATTAGAAGCATTTAAGGATTATGTAATTAGTCAGTCTAGAGCTAACCTAACTAAAAAGAATAAGAACGTATCTAAACAGCTGTATAATTCTCTTAAAGGTATAATAGATGTTATGCCTAATTCATTTAGTTTAAAGTTTGAGATGGAAGATTATGGTAAGTTCCAAGACGAGGGAGTGAAAGGAGCAACAAGCACATATCCAGAAAGTACTAATAGTCCATTTAAGTTTGGAACAGGATCAGGAAAGAAAGGTGGATTGTCTGGAGGTATTAAGAAATGGGTAGAAGCAAGAAGATTTCAATTTAGAGATGCTAAAGGAAAGTTTACAAGTTATGAATCTACAGCTTATGTTATTTCTAGATCAATATGGAATAAAGGAATTAAAGCAAGCTTGTTTTTTACTAAACCTTTTGAGAAAGGATTTAAAAGATTACCAGAAGAATTACTAGAAGCATACGGATTAGACGTAGAAGAATTTATAGATTTTACAATAAAACAATAGAACATGGCAAATATATTATTAAGAAGTCCTTTTTATATTAATCAAACACAAAGTGGTGCACAATCAGCAAAACTAGAATTAGAGATTGATGGAACATTAAGGTATACAATTATAAAAGACACACCAACAACATCAGTAACATTTGAAATAGCAGAACTAGCAAGAGACTATCTAGATATTACTTACGCAGGTTCTTATCAAAATCAAAAAGTTACAATAGCGGGAGAGATTACATGGTATCAATCAACTAACGCAACAGGAGGAACTACAGGAACACCAGTAACATTTACTCATAATGGTTTTGATGGCTATTGGGATTACTATAACACCTCTTCAGATAAAGACTTCTGTGGTACAGGATCTTGTTTAATGCAAGACAATACAACAATATATGTACCTGAAGGAGAAGGAGGGTTTATTCCAGTGTTATCATCAGGTTCAATAATTTATAATTCATTTACAGGTTCTACAACTTCTTTAGCAGTGGGATCACCACCTGTAACAATAACTATTAAAAGAACAGACTGTTCAAGATACACACCAATGCAAGTAACATTTGTAAACAAATACGGAGCTTTACAAGATGTTTATTTCGACAAGAAAAGTGTAGAGTCAGTAAGAACTACATCACAACAATATAGAAACAGCAACATTAGTTCAAGTGGTACATATTCAAAAACCTCACATCAATACAGAACTTTAAAGAAACAAGCAAGAGAAACAATGACTTTAAACACAGGATATATAGATGAAGGAATGAATGAATCAATGAAACAATTAATGTTGTCAGAACAAGTTTGGATGCACATGGGATCAGAAATTCACCCAATAGATATTGTAACTAATTCATTAACTCTGAAAACAAAAGCAAACGATAAATTAATAAATTACACATTAGAAGTAATTCACGCACATGACCATATTGATAACGTTAGGTAATGAAAGTAACACTACAATTATACATAGAAGGAAATAGAGTTGATTTATTTAGTGACGAGTCTGTAAATATTATACAGTCTATTCAGAACGTTAAAGATATATCTAAAATTTTTGTAGAGTTTACTAGAACCTTTAATGTGCCTGCTTCTAAAAATAATAATAAAATATTTGAACATTATTATAACTATTCTATTGATGGAGGATTTGACGCAAGAATAAAAAAGACATCTACAATAGAGCTTAATTCAAGACCATTTAAAATAGGAAAGATAAAGCTAGATGGTGTTGATTTAGAAGATGGTTCACCTAACACTTATAGAATAACGTTCTTTGGAAACACAATAGATTTAAATGATTTACTAGGAGATGATGATTTAAGTTCTTTAGATTTAACTGCTTTTGACTCTACTTATACACCAGCTGAAGTAAAAACAGCACTACAATCAGGTCTAACAAAAACATATACCAAATCAGACGCATCAACTATTATCTATCCTCAAGGTATAATAGCACCATTAATATCACACACTACAAGACTCTACTATGAAGCTTCTACCACAGCAGTGTACCCAGATCCGTTAGGAGGAAACTTATATCCATCTAGCACAAATCATCAAGGTGTTTATTACGAAGAGTTAAAATATGCTATTAGAGCAGATGCAATAATAAGAGCTATAGAAGACAAATATGGATTAACCTTTAGTAATGATTTCTTTAACACAACTAATAACGCATATTATGGTTTGTATTTATGGCTACAAAGAAAGAAAGGTAAGGCATTTGAAGAAGCAGCAGTAACAAAACAAGTAACAGGATTTACTATAGATTACAATCAAGAAATTCCTGAAGTATCAAGTTATGTAGATAGATTAGTTGTGCAGAATGTAACATCAGGTTCTATACAATACTCTTTAACAATAGAATCAACAACAAGTATAGATGGTACAGTTATAATAAAAAAAGATGGAGGTTCATTTGACCAAAGAGAGATAAGCGGAACTTCAATAACATTAAATGGTTATTTAACAAACGGAACATACACTGTATTTATAAATTCTGCTGAAACATCATTTACTTTATCTACAAACACACAATGGGATTTAGATCCTACTTATTATCCAGATAGTGCAGCACAATATCCTTTAACAAGTACATTTGCTTTTAATAACACCAGAACGTTTATTATAAGTGAGCAAATGCCAGAGATGAAAGTAATAGACTTTTTAACTGGACTGTTTCAGTTGTTTAATTTAACAGCTTACACCGAAAACGGAACTATAGTAATTAAAACATTAAATGAATATTATTCTGATTCTGATACAGTCTGGGATATTACAAACGATGTAGATACTACAAAAAGCACAGTTGATGTAGCTTTGCCTTATAAAGAAGTAGAATTTAGATATGAAGGATTAGATACAAAATTAGCAAAGCAACACGAACAAATAAACAACACCTCTTGGGGAACAGAGAGTTATTCAGGTGATGATTACTATGATGCAAATCCAGAAATATATTCAGTAATAGCTCCTTTTGAGCACATGAAGTATGAAAGGTTATATAATGGAAGTACACCTATAGAAGCACAAGTTGGATGGTTTGTAGATGATAACAACGAAGCTTACTTTGGTAAGCCTTTATTGTTTTATACTTATAATCAAACATCAGCAACATCAATAAGATTCCTAGAAACAGAAGATGCAGGCACATATGACGATATAACAAGTTATTTTATTCCTTCTAACAGTGTAGACATAGACAGCACCGTAAGTGATGTATCAAATAATTACAGAAACGAAATAAACGAATACACTAACACAAATGCATTTGATAAGACATTGTTTGCACAATACTATCAAAACTACATTTCTCAAGTGTTTCAAGAAAACAGAAGATTAACTACTGTTTATGCTTATTTACCTTTAAAAATGTTACAAGAGTTTATTCTTGCTGACACAATAGCAATAAGCGACAAGAACTATACTATAAATGAAATAGAAACAGATTTTAGTACTGGCAGAAGTAAATTAGAATTAATTAATGGTTTGACGGTGTCTGTAGGAGGATCAACACCAATTACAACAACAACAACTTCAGACGAAGATGCATGTACTGAATGTAGTGCTGATTCTACATTTTGTACTGTAGATGGATTAACACCCACAGCTGACAAAACATGTGACGTAGGAAGAAGTGTAGTTGTAAGTGGGTTAACAAGCCAACAACAAACCGAAGATATTACGTTAACAGCTACAGCTAATAATTTTATAGGTACAGCTACGTATTTATGGTCTGGTGGAAATGCAGCAGGATTAACAACATCTTCTATAACAATAACAAATGCAACAACAGGAAACGTAACATATACTTGTGTGGCTACAGATAGTGATGATAGTGCAGAGTTTACAGATACGCATACGGTTCTATGGACACCTAAAACATATGTAATAACATTAAACGTAATAGACAGTATTTCATCACCTACATCTGCAGCGTATAATGTGACAGGAGATCAGACAGGAACAACTCAAACACTACAAGAAGGTGAAACATATTCATTTAATACAAGTGTAAGTGTTAATAGTGGCTATCAATTTACATCAGGACCTTCTATATCAAACGCAACAGGTACTGTAGGAACATCTAACTTAACAGTAAATACAACTTTAACTGGTACAGTTCAAGCAACATCACAATTCTTAACTATTAGTGGACCTACTGCTAAAACGGTAAATGTAAATTTAACTCTACTTGCTACACCTTCAGGATTTACTCCCACGAGTTATTCTTGGTCTGGTGGTTCTGCAAGTGGTTCTACTCAAAGTATAACATTTACAGAAACCGTAGCAGACACATACACTTATACGTGTACAGCAACAGATGGTACAATCACTGCAACAGATACACACGTGGTAGTCTGGACAACACAAACGTTAATTGATATAACGTTAGCTATAGACACAAGTGCAATAACAGCTCCAGTTAATTCATTTACAATCACAGGAGACCAAGACGGATTAGTAAAATCACAAAATTCTGGTACAGTGTTTGTCTTTAGTTCTGGTATAGAATTAAATTCAGGATTTGAGTATGTAGGTAGTGCTCCAACAGTTAACAATGCAGGGGGAACATTTACAACGAGCCAAACAGTAACAACTGTATTTGGTTCTGCAACCATTCAGCTAATAGTATATAATTATTATGTAGTAACAGGATGTTCAGGTCAAACAGTAGCAGGACAAACAATATATGTAAGATCAAGAGATACTTTTACAGTAGGAAACAGTACAACAGGAACTTATATAAAAATAAACAACTTATGTTACTATACATCTTCAACAGCATTTGCTTCTGACTGGGCAACTAATAATGGTGTTACAGTAGGTGATGGTGAAGGTACAGGGTGTGACACTTGTACAGGAGGAGGAACAACAACAGATCCTTGTTTAGCAACTAAATCAGTATTTTATTTAAGATACTCTACATCTAATGATGTTTGTGAAAACGAACAATCTAAAAACTTTTACTATGTAAATGGATCAGGTCTTTCTCAAACAAATTCTAATTGGTGTAGTATAACAGATCTTTATACTTACGCAGACTGTACAGTAGCAGCACCAACTGGATATTATTCACTAGACAACGACAACACAGATAGAAGATATTGGAATGGTTCTAGTTTTAGTGTATGTATAAATTGTATTGATGCAAATGGATTGTATTATTTAGGACAAAGCTGGGATCCAGTTCAAGATTATTGTGATTCTTCACAAGGGGTTTTTGGATATTATTATTTTGACAATAATAAAACACTAACTACAGCTACAAGTAATGATGACATGTATACAAGTGCTGCTAATATTGGTACTCCTAATAAAGCGCCAGAAGGATTTTATACAGACCTTACAAGTTATAGATATTACGAACCAAATACAGCACAAGTATGGGAAAACTATGGGGGATGTCCAGTTAGACCAACAACAACAACTACTACTACTGTACCAACACTAACGGTGTTTAGACAATATGGAGACTGTCCTACAGGCGGACTTGATGCGACTAAAGTGTTTGGTAATAATTCTACAAGTGGTTTCCCATTTGTAATAGAAGATGAAAACGGAGATTGTTGGTCAGATCCACAGTTTACATCAACATCATCTACAGATTGGGTTGGTGATAGTGCGTTTACACATTATGATGATTGTGTTTCTTGTACGGGTACTACAACTACTACCACGACTACCACAACGACACAAGCACCAGACAATGTATTTGTAGTAGAAAGACAAAGTGATGGATTCGCAACATATGTACAATTAGATTCTGGTTATCAAGTAGGAAATACAGATTTAACTATATCAACAGATGGTGCAACGTGTTATGATATAGCAGGAACAGCTTTAGTAACTGATCCTACAGTTTATGGTGAAATTACAGGTTCTTGTATAACTACAACCACAACAACTACGACAACAACAATTACTTGTGGATCTCAAACATTATACAAATCGGCAGTAAGTGCAACAGACGTATGTTGTAATTCAGCAACAGCTAGAACAGTTTATATGGATAGCAACAGCATTACAACAGCAACTGCTATTTATCAAGATGATACTTGTAGTGCAACTTTGGCAACAGATCAATACTTCTCTGAAGATTTTGGAGAGTATTATTTCTGGAACTCATCAACAACCACATTAACAGGACCAACAACTTGTCCAGCATGTCCATAATATGAAATATATAGCAGCACAACCAGAATTAAAATACTATGAATGGCAAGTAGACACTATGATATATTCGTATTTAAAACAAGGAGTAGATCCTAATGATATCATAATACTATGGGGAAACACAGGTGAATATAATTGTGACGGTTTAAGAAAGAAATATCCAACAGTAAACTTTCATAAATACCCTTATAAAAGAGAAGCATATCCACCTGCTATAAAACCGTATTTAATGTCTAAATATTTTGGAAGCTGTAAGTGTACACAAAGTGAACAATATTATTATGCAGACGCAGACACTATATTAACTAAACCTTTACCTGACTTTCCAAACGATACTGTTTTTATGTCAGACACAAAAAGCTATATAGGTTATGATTATATAATTTCAAAAGGAGAAGAGATTTTAGACATTATGTGTGAAGCAACAAAAATAGATAAAAACATTATTAAAGAAAGAAGACACGAATCAGGAGGATGTCAATTTATATTTTCAGGAACAGACAGTAAATTCTGGAAAGAAGTATACGTGAACTCTAACGCACTTTATAGAGAGATGCGTAGATACAATCAAGAACACAAAGAAAAGTACAAAGGAACATATCCTATACAAGCATGGACTGCTGAAATGTGGGCAACTTTATGGCAGTTTTTTAAAAAAGGATATAAAACAGAAATTAGTAAGGATTTAAGTTTTGCATGGGCAACAGATCCATTAAATATGCTAGAGGGTAAAAGAATACTACATAATGCAGGAGTAACAGACAAGCATAAAGATTTTTTTAAGAAATCTAATTGGCAAAATGAAAGTCCACCATCAGATCTCAATATAACAAAAACCCATTGTAGTTATTATTATTACAAGCAAGTATTAGAAGCAACATGTTAGGAAACGTACTAGAATTATTAAGATTAGCAAAGCAAGAGAAAATATCTGGCAAGTATATAGATATAGCATTAGGTAAAAATAAAATGCCAGAAACAATAAAAGAAGCATACGAACAATTTAAAAAGAACAAGTAATGGCTAAAGAAATAGATATTGATATTAATGTAAAAGCTAAAGATGCTGAAAAAAACTTACAAAAAGTAGGTGTCGGTTTAAAAGGTATACAAGAAGGAGCAAAAGTAGCAGGTAAAGCAGTGTTTAGTTTAAATAATATTTTTAAAGCTAATGTTGCTATAAAAGTATTTAGTGCTGTATTAAATGTTCTTAAAGATACATTTATGTCTAATCAAAAAGTTGTAGACACTTTTGCCACAGCAACTACAGCTTTAAAGTTAGTTTTTAATGATTTATTTAAATTTATAGAAGCTAATATAGGAACGGTAGTTAGTTTCTTTAAAGATATATTTGAAAATCCAGTAGAAAGTTTAAAGGCTTTTGGGCAGGCAATAAAAGATAATCTTATTGAAAGATTTACTTCTGCATTAGAAGTTTTAGGATATTTAAGAGATGCGGTAGTTAAAGTGTTTCAAGGTGATTTTAAAGGAGCTTTTGATTCTGTTAAAGAAGCAGGAAAAGAATATGCAGATGTATTAACAGGAGTAGATAACACAGTGGATAAAGTTGTAGAAACAACTAAAAAAGTTATAGAAGCAACAACAGAATATACAGCATCAATAATTGACCAAGCTAAAAACATTACAAAACTAAACAACTTAAATAAAATAGCAAGAGCAGAAAATGCAGGTATAATAGAAGATTATGATAGACAAGCTGAAATACAAAGACAATTAAGAGACGACACAAGATTAACTGTAGAGGAAAGAATAGTAGCTAATGAAAAACTAGCTGAACTATTAAAAGAGCAACAAGAGTTAATGGAAACTAATGCTAAAATAGCTGTAGACGCAGCTAAAGCAGAGTTAGCGTTAGATGAAGATAATGTAGACCGAAAAGTAGCATTAATAGAAGCTGAAAATGAACTTGCAGCAGTAAAAGCAAGAGTAACAGGACTTACAAGTGAGCAATTAACAAACCAAGCAGCATTAGAAACAGAATTAATAGAACTAACTACAAGTAAAATACAAGGAGAACAAGAAGCACAAAGTATTTTAAATAAAGGAAGAGCAGAGTTAATAGACAACGAAGTCAATAGGCTACAAAAGTTAAAAGACATAGAAGAAGCTGAAAGAGCAGAAACCTTAAAAACTTTAGATTTAAAACGTAAAAGCTTTAAGGAAAATACACAACAAAGAATTGATGCAGAAAACGAATACAATAGATTTGCTAATGAATCTAAAGTGCAAGAAGAAAAAAGAGATAAAGAAATAGCAGATGCAAAAGTAGCAGCAGTTACTGGAGCATTAGGAGCATTAGCTAGTCTAGTTGGAGAAAACAATAAATATGGAAAAGCTTTAGCTATAACTCAATCAATAATAGATACATATGCAGGTGCTACAAAAGCTTTAAAATCTGGACCACCACCATTTAACTTTATTGCAGCAGCATCAGTTGTTGCAGCAGGTTTTGCTAATGTTAGAAAAATAACATCAACTAAAGAACCAGCACCACCTAGCTTTGCAACAGGAGGAGCAGGAGGATCAGTACCAACTCCAGCAATATCAACTCCACCAGCATTCAATGTAGTGGGAGCAACAGAAACAAGCCAACTTGCACAAACAATAGCAGGAGCACAACAAAAACCAGTAAGAGCTTATGTGGTAAGTACAGATGTAAGTACTCAACAAGCCCTAGATAGAAAAACAGCTAACCAAGCAACATTAGGAAGAGCAAAAAATGCTAGAGCAAATGTTCAAGGTGGTTTTTAGAAACTAAAACAAAATAATAAAATTAATATTGTTATAATATGGACATCATAGAATTATTTATAGACGAAGAGGACAATGTTTCAGGAATTGACGCAATAAGTATAGTAGAAAACCCAGCAATTCAAGAAGACTTTGTTTTTTTAAAGAATCAAGAGTTTAAATTAGCTGAACTAGATAAAGAAAAAAGACTTTTACTAGGACCAGCATTAATACCTAATAAACCAATTTATAGAAAAAGCGGTGAAAAAGAGTATTATATATACTTCTCAAGAAATACAGTAAGAAAAGCAAGTGAGTTATTCTTGCAAAGAGCTAAACAACATAGATCTACATTAGAACACGAAGCATCACTACAAGGATTAACAGTTGTAGAGAGTTGGATAGTAGAAGGAGAAGAAGACAAGACTAGATTATACGACATGGATGTGCCAATAGGTACATGGATGGTTTCAATGAAAGTAGACAATGATGATGTATGGGAGAACTATATTAAAACAGGAAAAGTAAAAGGATTTTCAATAGAAGGTTATTTTGCAGATAAATTAGAAAGACCTAACGAGCCTAATAAATTTTCTGAATGTGATTGTGACGATAAACTTGATACTTGTATTTGTAAGGATGAAAAAGCAGCAGAAAAACTATTAAGTGCTGTAAAGTCAATAGTCAAACAAAATATAGATGAGTAGAATAAGATATACGGTTCCTACATCAGGAACAAGAGCGTGTTTATGTAGAGATAAAGACACATATTCTATTGAGTGTTGTAATGATCAAGATTACATGGCACAGGGTATTGGGAACATATCAGGACCAATAGGATTTCTATTGCAAGAAAATGGAGACTATATATTACAAGAAAATAACAGTAAAATAGAATTATAAAATGGCAAATAAAAAAATATCAGCATTAAGTGCTGCAACAGCATTACAAGGGACAGAATTAATACCTGTAGTACAAAGCAGTGAAACAAAATACACAACAGTAAAAGACATTGTAAATTATTTAGTGCCAACAGCATTAACAGTTAGCGTGGCTGGTGGGACTATAGATCTAGGTAGTTCTACTTATGATGATGCAGAACTTATTGTTCTTACTTGGTCAGGAGCAACTGGAACTATGGAGCTTACTCTACCAAGTGCAACAACAAACACCAATAGAGTGATAAGACTTATTTCAGACACTACCTTTCAAAGTTCAACACACGCAGACTTAACACCTGTCTCTACTCAAACACTAGATGGTAGTTCAAGTGCTTATAGAATTAACAAAGAGTATGAAGGTATCACTGTTTGGAGTAACGGAACAGAATGGTTTGTAATCCAATCAAAATCTTAAAAATATAACAAACACAAATTAATTTAATTGTAATAGTATGAAAGCGACAGAAATGTTAAAACAAGTAAAAGACCTACTAGGTATGAACGCTGCAGAAGTAAATTTAGAAGAGCAAGATATAAATCTTGAAGCTACTAAAGAAGAAACTTTAGCTACAGACAAAGTAGAGGAAACAAAAGTAGAGCTTGCAACTATGCAGCTTGAAAATGGTACAACAGTAGAAGCAGAAGCTTTTGAAGCTGGTAACGAGATTTTTATTGTTACAGAAGACGAAAAAGTTGCACTACCAGTTGGAAGTTATACACTTGAAGATTCTACACAATTAGTTGTAGAGGAAGAAGGTATAATTGCTTCTATTGGCGAAGCTGAAACTGAAGAAACTGAAGAAGTGGAAGCAGCAACAGATTACGCTACAAAAGAAGATTTAGCAGAAGTAAGAAAAGCAGTCGAAGATATTGTAGCTATGATTGAAGAATTAGGTTATGGTAAAAAAGACGAAGAAATGACTTCTGAAGTTAAGGCTGAAGATACTACAAAAGAAATTTTATCTGAAGTAGAAAAAGTAAAACACAATCCAGAAAGTGAAGAAAAAACACAATTAAACATTCCTTCAAATTCTAGACCTATGAATACTTTAGATAGAGTAATGCAAACAATATCAAATTTTAATTAAAATAATAAAAAATGGCAAATAGCACAACATCAATAACTACTACTTATGCAGGAGAATTCGCAGGAAAATATGTATCTGCAGCTCTTTTAAGTGGAAACACATTAGCTAACAATTTAATAACAGTTAAGCCAAATGTGAAATACAAAGAAGTAATGAAAAAAGTTGCTTCAACAAGTATTGTTAAAAACGGAGCATGTGACTTTTCAGGTCAATCAGACGTTTTAACTTTAACAGAAAGAATATTAGCACCAGAAGAATTCCAAGTGAACCTAGAGCTTTGTAAAAAAGACTACGTAACAGATTGGGAAGCTGTTCAAATGGGATATTCTACTATAAACGAAACTTTACCTCCATCATTTTCTGATTTCTTAATCGGACATGTATCAGCTAAAGTTGCTCAAAAAATTGAAAACAATATCTGGACAGGAACAAATGCAACAGACGGAGAGTTTGATGGATTTATAACTACATTAGGTGCTGACGCAGACGTAAATGATGTAACAGGTACAGCATCAACAGCGGCAAACATTATTACAGAGCTTGGTAAAATTGCTGATGCAATTCCTGCTGCTGCATATGGTTCAGAAGATATGACTATCTATTTACCTTCTAACATGTATAGAAACTACGTTAGAGCATTAGGTGGATTTGGAGCATCTGGTTTAGGAGCTGCAGGTACAAACAATCAAGGTACACAATGGTATTCAAAAGGAGCAGGTCTTCAGTTTGATGGTATTCCAGTTGTATTAGCACAAGGTTTATCAAGTAGTGACGCAGTTGCTGCTGAAAAATCAAACTTATTCTTTGGAAGTGGTCTATTATCAGATCAAAACGAAGTAAAAGTATTAGATATGGCTGATCTAGATGGTTCTCAAAATGTAAGAATCGTAATGAGATTTACTGCTGGTATTCAGCATGCAATCGGATCTGACATTGTATTATACGCAACAGCGTAATTAAAGATTGTATAACATAAGAAAGGGTAGGTAGCTAAACTGCCTACCTTTTTTTTTAAAATAAAAATAATATGGCTTGTGATTTAACACTAGGAAGAAAAGAACCTTGTAAAGACGTAGTTGGAGGTATAAAAAAAGTATATTTTACTGATTTTGGTGATTTTGGAACTGTAACAGATTCAAATGAAGAAATTACTGATATGAGTGGAACTTTTACTGCCTTTGAATATGATTTAAAAGGAAATTCATCTTTTGAAACAACAGTAAATAGCTCTAGAGAAAATGGAACAACATTTTTCGAGCAAACACTAAACATAACATTAAAAAAATTATCTAAAGAGGATAATAAAGAATTAAAGCTGTTAGCATATGGGAGACCACATATAGCAGTAGAAGATTATAATGGTAATGTTATGGTAATGGGATTAGAAAATGGAGCAGACGTAAGTGGAGGAACAATAGTAACAGGAGCAGCAATGGGTGACCTTTCAGGTTATACGTTAGCGTTCACTGCACAGGAAACTTCACCAGCTAAATTTTTAGATAGTCCTACAGCAGCAGATCCATAC